AGCACATAAGCCGACAGACCGCCGAATACCAGCGCCGTCATGGCGAAGGCCGAGCTGACCACCTCTGCACCGCCCTGCATACCCAGGTAACGATTGAGGATAGGGCCCAGCAGGTAACCCATGAAGCCGGTCAGAGCAAAGGCCGACACCAGGCCCCAGCCCGAGTCGCGCAATTTATTGGTGAGGAAGAACAGACCGTAGAAGCCGATCAGCACTACGAAAATGTTCGGGTAGCCCACATGCATCTGCTGGGCGACATAGGCCATGACGCCGCTGAACGCCAAGGTCAGCGCCAGCAGGCTGTACGTGTTGCGCAGGACGCGGCTAACCTCTAGCTGATCGGCCTGCACGCCGTTATTAACTGCGTAATCCTGTTCGCGCATGGCGAAACTCCTGGTGGTTGAAATGTTGAGTTGCAAAGATCATAACAGAGGTGCCGCCAGTCGCCAGCGGCAGAGTTTGACAGCTTGTTTCATTCGGGTATTATGGCGCCCGCAGCAAAAGTGGAGATATGGCCGAGTGGTTTAAGGCAGCAGTCTTGAAAACTGCCGACTGTAACAGGTCCTAGAGTTCGAATCTCTATGTCTCCGCCATCTTCTACAGCGCAAAGCCCTGATTTTTCAGGGCTTTGTCGTTTCTGGGGATTGCTGGCGCAATGCTAGCGAATGAGGGGAAAACGTCCGCAACTTTGGCAGGCGTCCGCAACTAAGCGTGAAAAATGTTTCATCGGGTCGGCTTAACTATTTCTCCTACGCGCCTATAAACCATCTCGGTAATGCGCTTATCGGTGTGCCCAAGCAGCTTGCTGGCATCCCAAGGTCATCAATTTCACTCGCCGCCTTGGGACGAATATCCCTGAACTGGAAATTTCTGATGCTGGTGGCCAGCTCGTCGTCCAGTTCCGCCTGTGCCTTTTCTGCCGCATTAAGTCTCGCCTCGTCAAATCGACGCCGAAGCATCGACCCACTCAATTGATGCCCGGTTTCAGTGGTGATCAGGTATGGACCTTTGATTCCCCACAACCGCCGTTGCTCCAAGAGCTTGTTGATTAACATCCCTAACTGGTTCGTCTTGCCGTCCGTGGTGAGCCGGATCCTCAGCTTTTTTCCGCCTTTCGCTTGGGCGACTGCCAGGAAGCCTTCGCTTATGTCGCGAACTCGCGTTGTGCGTACGTCTGAAGGACGTTGCCCAGTTAGGTAGGCCAAGTCCATGGCGTCTTTGAGCTCCAGGCACGCCTGGCTATAGACCGCGCCCCAAATGTGTTCGTCAGCGTAGAAATCACGCGGTTTCTCCTTGTTTTTACGCACACCCGTCACCGGATTCTGTTGTTCGGTCAAACCCCATTCCCGGGCGATGTTGTAAACATGCGACAGCAACGACATCTCCCTGTTAGCTCTGACCTTGGCGGTGCGCTTGTCCCGATACTGAGCAATGGCCTGAGGCGTCACGGCGTTTATGGGCGCCTCCCCAAACGCGCTGCGTAGCTGCTTCAGGGCCAATCGGTTTTCTCGTTGGGTAGCAGGTTTTTTCGTTGGAATGATTTCTCGTTCATAGCGATCAAACACTTGGTTAAGAAGCTTCATACAAACCGGAATGGGTTTGCAGTCGAGCTTTGCCCATTCCTTCTTGGCCAGGTCCAGATCGCTACCCAATGGAATTTCCACCCGATTACCTTCGGCGTCTCTCCCGTCATAGGTGTATGAAATCCAAACTGTTCCGTTTTTCCGGTGCCGGACCCGCCGCAGCATTCGCGGCGGCAGGTCCCGATTACATGTCTTCCTTGGCCGCATACATCAATTCACCGTCGACAAATCAAGCGTCCACGTCTCCGCCACCGCATTGGCGGCAGAAGGCCGGACTCCCGCAAGCTTCAACCGAGCGTAAACCCGGCCCACAATCGGCTTGCGCCCGCCGGTCAGCACGTAATTCCAACCATTCATATCGAGCCACTGCACCTGTCGGGAGGGCAGGTGGTAGCCGGTGATAACCGCCAGCTCGTCCTCGGTCAGGGTCTCACTCACAATCTGTAAATCATTCATAACATCCCTCCTGGTACACGCTTGCCACTCCTGCAAAAAAGCCCCGCTCATAACTCAGGCCTCAACAAAATCTCACGCATCGCCTGAACCGAAGCACCTGGCCGTAGCAACTCCACCCCCACCCAAGTGCTGCGCCCATTCGGATAGCGGACACGCGCCCGGTCCTGCCTGAATTCGACAATCACCCCACACTTGATCCCCATATAGATACTGTGGCTGCTCACCTTGCGGGCCAAAAAGAAAACGGCGTCTCCGATTTTGAATGCGTGTGTGTTAGCTTTCTCAATGCTGCCAATTTGTTGTTCTGTGTTCATACATTACGTCCAGCTTGGTGGTCGGTATCGGGGAGGTGCAACTCCTCGATACCTCTAAAAATTTTTATCCCCACTGCATCGGGGCCTTGCCTGAAGCGTCAGTTCAAATCGGCAACGTCTCGAACAGCGCCATGTCCTGTACCTCCTGCTGAATGAACAGCCGTCGCTCGTTCGGCAGATCCAGCATCAGGCACAGGCAATCCACCAAAGCCATCAACTGGCCGTAGTTACGGATCTGCCTGGGGCCGATTTCATCGCCGTAGTCATTCGATAGGGCTGCGGAGTAGGCCGCGGCGCCGCTGGTGAAGATGTCGAAGATTTCCCATTCGTGCTGCCGCGCCAGGCGGGTGAAGTCTGTTACTTCGTCAGCCTCGATCTGCGCCAGCGCATCAAGGCTGTCGTTGACGCGTTGGGAGCGTTGAAAGCCCGGCAGATCGACGTGTATCAACCTTTGTTCCAGCCCGTTCATGGTTGGCGCGTTGGCACAGACTACTAACGCTCCACGAAACTGGACCTGCAACGGCAACCCGTTTTTAGGGCGGATCGCGAACGAGCCACCGCTGTAAAGCTGCAATAACTCCGTCCAGTCAAAGGTGCCGCTGCGCTCACCGGACACCTCATAGATCAGCACCTGACGATCCAGCTGGGCCAGCAGTCGGGCGCGACCGATACAACTGGCGTATTCCGGCGCACAGGCTTGATAGGTCTCCTGACCTTGCAGCTTCTGCAAATACCTCAGTAAAAAGGTCTTGCCGGTGCCTGGGCCGCCCGCCACATGCAGCAGCGGAAAGCTGCCATGTTCCCGACGAATCCGCGACGCATGCTGCGCCCCCAACCACCAGGCCATGGCCACAGCACCTCTTGGCCCGTACGCGGTCCAGAAATGCTCAAAGCCGATGGCGTCCTTGAGTTTTTGTTGCATGGTGTTACTCCTTTTAATGATCACGCTTGAAATATCCAGCACTTGACCGTCATGCAACGATCAAACAGCTGATTCTTGGCGAACTGGGCAGCGCGTACGGCGCTGTCCACGGCCTTGTTGCTCTCGATGAATTTATGGCTGCGCGACTCTTTGAGCAGGGTGCGCAAAAGCTTCACCTCGGCCAGGTTCTGGCGATGCTCGGCGGCGCGTTCGGCGAACTCGTTGAGGTTGATGGCAATGACATCAGGCTTCTTGCTGTGGTTGACCTGTGGGCCTTCACCCAGGGTCTCCAGGTAGTCGAAGACCTCCCAGAATTCGGCCACCAGCGCGTGATCGGCACTGATCGCGGTTTGCCGCTCCAACGCCATCCGGCTGAGCGCCTGCTGGGTCGTAGCCCGTTGTTGCTCATTGAGTGGGCACACCAGGTCCAGGCAGTCCACCAGCGCCATCATCTGGCTGTGGTTCTTGATAATCCGCTCAATGCGGATTTCCCTGAGGTTGCGCAGGTTTTGCTCATGAAAGCGCACGCGCTCTGCAAAACGCTCAAGCACCTGGGCCTCTTGCTGCACCGAACGCAGCAGGAAGTAACTCAACTCCTCGACCTGCAGCAGATTGAGGTTATCCGCCGCTGCCCGGCCGTCGTCGTTCTGCTCCGGGCGGACAAAGTGCAATTTGACGATACGGGTCAGGATCGCCTCTGACGCGCTGATAGCGGCGTTCTGGCTCATCGCAATGGTGGCGCGAAAGGGCGGCTCATACGTCTCATTGCCGCTGGTCTTCATGACCTTGGTGCCCAGCGTGCCGCCGCCGAAG